AAGGTTACAGCTGCCGTCACAGCTGAGCCTTTGGACGTTGACGCGTCTCTCGCACCGTATTTTACAGAAAACAACAATTTTTACTTTTACGGTATTGCACAGGCAAATCGCGCCGAAGCAATGAGTGTGCCAACAGTTGCGCGTGCATTAAGCATTATGCAAACAATTGCATCATTACCGTTGCACACACGAAATGAAGCAACAGGCGAAAAGGTGTCACAGCCGCGTGTTATCAACCAGCCAGACCCACGCATACCAGGTTCTACCTTTTACGGTTGGCTGATTTCCGATTTATTCTTTCACAACGCAGCGTATGCAATGGTCATGGAAAGATACGCCGATACAGGAAAAATTCGCGCAATGGAAAGAGTTGCACCAGAGCGCGTATCAATTACTACAAATTTTGATAACACAGAAATTACAGCTTATGAGATCGACGGCAAGCCAATTGACCCAGCAAATTTGGTCGTGTTTCCAAATACACAAGAGGGTTTGTTAGCGCGTGCCGGTCGCACAATCAAAGCTGCTGCCGCGCTAGAAAAGGCGTCACTTAATTTTGCCAATGAGCCAACACCGCTTATGGTATTGAAATCTAACGGCACATCATTGCCAGCAGATCGTGTTGCAAAAATTCTTAGTGCTTGGCGCACAGCGCGTGCTAACAAATCAACGGCATTTCTTAACGCTGACGTCACAATGGAATCAGTTGGTTTTGACCCTAAGAATTTGCAGCTCAATGAAGCCAGAAACTATGTATCTTTAGAATTAAGCCGTGCGTGTGGGTTGCCTGCTTATTTCACAGACAGCCAGCAGTCGAGTTTTACCTACGCCAACGCTTTAGACAAAAGGCGCGACCTTGTGGACTTTGCTTTTAGAAATTACATGTCAATCTTGGAACAAAGGTTATCTTTTGCCGATTTCACACCAGCTGGCAACAAAGTCATGTTTGACTTAGACAATTTCTTGCGTGGTAATCCATACGAACGCGCGCAAGTCTATGAAATCTTAAATCGTATCGGCGCAATGTCGATCGACGAAATACGCGCAGAGGAGGACATGTTGTTATGAAAAAACTCATCACACCAATTGCTATTACCGCAGCTGACTCAAACAGTCGCACGATCACTGGTCGCATTGTGACATTTGAGGAAACAGGAAACGCCTCAATTGGCAAAGTGCAATTTGCTAAGGGCAGCATTGAAGCAAAATCTGTTTTGCTTAACCTAGAGCATGACCGCACACGCCGTATTGGTAAGACTTTGTCAATTGAGTCAAACGAGCAAGGTATTGACGCAACATTTAAGATCGCCAACACAACAGCTGGTACAGATGCACTTGTCGAAGCTGCTGAAGGTTTGCGCGACGGTTTTAGCGTCGAGGTTTATTTTGACGAGTATGAAACCTTGAAGGACGGCACAGTACGCATTATCAAGGGTGAAATGACTGGCGTTGCTTTAACGTCAGAGCCAGCAATTAGATCAGCGCGAGTCGCTGAGGTCGCAGCCACTGAGGGCGACGAGGAGATTTCTGACTCAACAATTGAGCCAGATGCAACACCAACAGAAAAGGACGACGAAGTGGAACAAACCGTTACACCAGCGGAAGCCGTCGAAACGGTAGAAGCCGCACAGTCAGTAACAGCAAATGCAAAGCCAGCAGTGGGTGGTTGGACATCAAAGCCACGCCTAGAGTTCACAGCTGCTAAGTATCTGGAAAACACAATCCGCGCCTCACTTGGCGAGGAGTCAGCACGTCAGTATGTCGCAGCGGCAGATGACACAACAGACAACGCAGGTCTTGTGCCTACACGTCAGTTGACAGAAGTTATCAACGGACTTGCTAACAACACACGATCAGCAATTGACGCAATCAGCCGTGGCGTTTTGCCTGATGCTGGTATGTCATTTGAAATTCCAAAGATCACAACAATGCCAACAGTTGCTGAAACATCAGAAGCAGGCACACCAAGCGAAACAGATCAGGCTTCAAGTTTCTTGTCAGTTACAGTCAAAAAGTATGCTGGACAACAAACATTTAGCGTTGAATTACTAGATCGCACATCACCATTATTCTTTAACGAGTTGCTAAACAACATGTCAGCAGCTTATGCAAAGGCAACCGACCTTGCTGTTTACACAGCACTGGCATCTGGTGCAACAGCTGATGCAACAACACTGACAACATACCCAACAGCTTCTGAGTTGCTTGGCTTTGTGTCACGCGGTGCTGCATCTGTTTATTCAAATACACAGGGCTTTGCAAGAAACATTTTGGCAAACACAAGCCAGTGGGCAAACCTAATGACACTTAACGACTCAGGTCGTCCAATTTACATGGCTGCACAGCCAAGCAACGCAGGCGGCGCAGTACGTCCAGACTCAATCCGCGGCAACGTCGCAGGTCTTGATCTATACGTCACAGCAAACGTACCGTCAGCAAATGACACTGACAAAGATGACTCAATGCTAATCATCAACCCAAGTGCTTACACATGGTACGAGTCACCAACATACCGCTTGCGTGCAGACGTAATTGCGTCAGGTCAAATTGCAGTATCTGTTTACGGTTATGGCGCAATTGCAACCAAGATTGGTGCAGGCGCGTTTGGTATTAACAAGACCTGATAACAACCCACTAATCATGCGGCGGGTTCTCCCGATCTCGCCGCAGCAGTCGAAAGGAAACGGACATGCCAGCCATTGTCACAGCTAGTCAGTTGCGCACGGTGCTTGGCGTGTCCGTTTCACTTTACAGCGACAGTTATTTAGACGAGATCATCAACACCAGCGAGGACGTCATTTTGCCAATGCTGGTTGCAAACGTTTCAGGCATTGACGCTTACAAGTTGAAAGACAACGTAGCTACTTTTTACACAATCCGCGAGCATTACTTTGTAACTGGTCAATCAGTAATTGTGACAGGCTTGCCTGCACCATTTAGCGCAACTTTTACAGTTGTTGACAATGCGCCTTATTACTTCACGGCAGCACTTACAAATGCAGACGTCACATTGCGCCCAATCGTGCCAAACGGCAAGGCAACATTGTCAGGTTACTCAGCTGCTCAAATTTATGCCAGCACACCAGCAATTGAGTCAGCAATTTTGGCTGTTAGTGTTGAGGTCTTTCAATCACGCGTTGCAGCTGGTGGACAGATCGAGGGCGTGGACTTTGCCAGTTCGCCATACCGCATGGGTCGCAGCTTGACCAACCGCGTCAGCACATTGCTTATGCCTTATTTGGACGCCGAGACAGTGGTTCAATAAATGCCAGCAAACTCAATTGCCGAAACACGATCAGCTTTAGCAAACGCCTTTAGCGCGCTATCTGCAAACGTGTATCCAAGCGTGCCTGAGTCACCAATACCGCCAGCCATTGTTGTCGTACCTGACAGCCCATACATGGAGGTCGTGTTAATTGGGAAGGCAAAGACACAGGTCAAACTCAATTTTGCAATCACAGCCATTGTCGCCAGCAATAGCAATGCTGGGTCACTGGACAATCTAGAAAAGCTCATAATCGGAATTCTTGCGGCAATGCCCGCAGGATACGTCGTAGGCGTAATTGAAAAGCCAACGGTGTTGGAAGTAGGACAGTCTTCAATGCTTGTCGCTGACATAAACGTTTCGACTTATTACACTCAAACAACATAGGGGACAAAATGCCAACGACAATCATAACTGGTCGCGATTTAGTCGTGACCATTGCAACCGTTAACTATGACGCACAGGCGACCAGCGCAACTCTTGCGAACAGCCCAACCGTCGAGACATACCAAACACTGGACGGCAAGGCTTACAAGCACATTGACGATCAGTGGACTTTTGACATTTCAATGCTTGCTGACTGGGGCGCATCAGGTTCACTTTGCGAGGCATTGTGGACAGCTTGCGAAACAGCACCAAACACAACGCTGGCAGTTTCAATGACAGCCGTGACAGGTGCAGTCTTTGCATTTAACGTAATGCCAGTGTTTCCAAGCGTCGGCGGTGCTGCACCAGATGCACAAACCGTTGACCTATCATTTGTCGTAGTGGGAACACCTACTGAGACATTTAGCTAAAAACTACTAATCGGGAGACAAAATGAAACTACCAATCACAATTGAATACACAAACGGCGATCAGATCACTTACACAGCTGCACCGCCAGAGTGGGTCAAATGGGAAAAGCACACAGGTCACACAATTGCTCAGGCACAGGAAAAGATCGGCATTTCCGATTTAGTATTTCTTGCCTATCACGCCATGAAGCGTGAAGCAGCTGGAAAGCCTGTCAAGCCGATCGACATTTGGACAGAAGGTATTGCTGAGGTAATCGTAGGTGAGGCAAACCCAAAAGCTACGCCGTCGGAAGCCTTAGCAGAATAGTTTGGGAGGTAGCTCTGGCAACAGGGCTACACCCAGATGTTTTTGAGACAGCCGAGGACATACTTACCGTCATTGAGATTTTGGAAAGGCGAGCAAATGGCTAAAGATGCAATCAGCTATGACAAGGCTGAGCTGCGCGCCATTACTCGATCTTTCAAGGCTATGGACGACGAGGCGTTGTCACAAGCTAAAGAGGCAACCTCAGCTCTAGCCACTTATGTGCAGGGCAAAATTAAGTCAGCAGCTAGTACCAAAACGCGCAACCTTATTGACAACCGCGTTGCGGACGGCTCAAAAGTTTCCAAATCATCAAAAATTGGTGAGATCAGTTTTGGTTATGCCTCACAAAAATTAAGCGGTGGCGCAAGCACGCAACAAGTTTGGGGCGGCGTTGAGTTTGGTTCTAACAAATACAAACAGTTCC